TGGCATCCATGCGCAGGTCCGCATGGTCGGCAATCGTCACGTACTGAGCCGACGCAATGGCAAATTGCAGGGCCGTACCGATCTTGCCCGTTGTGCTCAGACCGCTGGTGTTCTCTGTGGCTGTGCCATCGTGGCCGTTGCCCGTCGCGTCTACGACCGTGGTACTGGCGGCATTGTCGTTGAGCTTCCAGTGCCCCACCAGAGGCGGAGCCGACCCGCGATGCGTGACGATCCGGCCGTCCGCTATCGCCTCGGCCGTGGTCGCCGCGTTCAGCGCCGCCACCACATCGGCATCCTGCACGGACTGCCACGCAGAGCCGTCGTACCGGAACCAGTGGTGGTCTGTCCTTCGCTGCCAGTAGTCCCCCTCATTCATTCCGCTGGTCGGTTCGCTCACCTCATAGAAAAACTGCACCACGTGGTCGATGGCGTCGAGCTTGACATCCTGCGAACTCATCAGTTTGCCCGGCTGGAAGTACGCCACACCTGCCTCGTTGATGCAGAAGACATACCGCTCGTGCCCCGCCAGATCGGCCAGGTTGCTGGTGTGCTGGAGGCATCGCGGGTCGCCGATCGCCGGGTCGAAGTAGACGTACTTGTCCGTCGTGCCGGTGGAATCGCCCTCGATGGGGCACCACACGCCCTTGTACTTGATGCCCGCCCCTGTGCATTGCCACGTCACCTGGTCCACGGCGTTCCCCGTGAAGCTAAGGCCCTCCCAGGCGAGCGAGTCGACCGCACTGTTGCCGTCCGCCCGGTCCGCCGCCACCGCCTGCGCCGTCGTCGGCAGCAGGCTCGGTGCGATACCCCCCTTGGTCTGGCTGTAGGTCTTGGCCTCGATCCTGGGGGCCTCTTCGTCGTCGGTGTAGTAGTCCGTCGTGTACTGTGCCGCCTGGATCAACACCTTCCCGTCGCCGAGCCGCTCGAAGCCCTTGACCCGGTACAGGTCGATCACCCTGGTCTCTTCGCCGAACGTCCAGAGATCGTTGACGTTGGGCGTGTACTCCCACGTCCCGGAGATCGTCACGATGTCGTCATCGTCGCCCGTGACCGACGCCACCTCGTACAGCGTCAGACGCTCCGCCGTCCCGTCGTGCGTGCGGATGAGTAAGGCATAGTCCCCGCTGCCCATCGACACCGATTTATCGAGCTTGACCCCGTCCGCATAAACCTCCACGACCCGCCCGCCCGTCGCCCGTTTCACCGACGGATGCTGCACGTACGCGATGTCGCCGAGATTCGTGTAGATCGCATCGAGGCACGCGGGAATCTCCACCATGCGCTTCATGTGCTGGTTGATGCGAAGCTGCCGGCTGGCATACCGCCACACCCTTGACCGTTTCGTGTGCCCGAAGCAGTCCAGGCTCGCTGGAATGTCGCTGGCCGCCCCGCGCAGAGGTACCGGCCACGATTCCGCCGCGTAGTCGCCCGTTTCGTCGTAGAACTCCGCATCGTAGACGGTCGCGGCCTCCGACGTGTCGATCCAGTTTTCGCTGAACCCCTCTCGCAGGTTGCTGACGTTGAACATCTGGACCGGCGTGCCCGGCTTGTCGATGGTGACCCCGATCTTGTTGCCCCGGAAGTACGGCATCGCACAGGCCATGCGGCAGACCTTTACCGCCTGCTCCCACGCGCTGGCCTCCTCATCGAAGACGCCGTTGAAGACGTACCGCTTCTCGGTCCCCCCTTCCCCGTCCGGCACCATCTCGTCGCACCACTGGGCCAGGGCCACGAAATCCTCGAGCACCAGATGGCTCGGGTCCAGACGCCGGTAGTACTCCACGGAGTACGGCACCGAACCCCCGTTGCCCCTGATAATCGGCCGGGTCAACAGGTCATAAGCCACCCACGCGGGATTGTCCGACCACTCGATGTACCATGCTCCACCGCGATACACCCGAACCAGCTTGCCCTTGATCTTGACGTAGTAGGCAATCGAACCAGAGATGTCCTTCGAGGCTGCCGCTCCGATCGCCGTGTACGCCAAGCCGGGGTGCTTCTGGGCCGTGCTGAAGGCGCACTGGATGCAGTCGAAGTAGAAGTCGTCCCCGTGGTCGTGGTGCCGGCTGTCGTTGCGGGTGACTCCTACTTCGTAGGTCGTCCCCGCCACCAGCGTGAACGGGCTGCCCCCATCGTAGGTCTCGTCAAACCACCGATGCAGACGCACCGGCTTGGTGGTGTCGCCCCAGATCTCTTCATCGGCCAGCGTGTGCCAGGAGCCACCGGAAGGTCGAATCCGAGTCGTTACGTCAATCACCGTGGCGTTGTGGTCCTGATCGGCAGAATAGTTCGTGAACCCGTTCGGGAACCGCAGCACCACCGCCGCCCGGTCGCTCTTGACCGCTGTGAACGTGGCCGTCACTTCGTTCGGACTGGCCGATGGATCGTCGCACAGCTTGTTGACCGGAATCTCAAACGCATCCGGCACACTCGACGCTGCCTGATCGTCCGTGCCTGTGAAGTGCTCTACCGTGAAGTCATCCGAGCCGCCGTACTGCTGCGGGTCCTTGTCGTTCAGCCGCTCCGTGCCGTCGATGATCCCCTCAATCGGCCCGTCGCTGTAGGCGATCTTGAGCCAGTACAGATCGGTCGCGCCGCCAACCTGGGTCTCTTTGTTGAACGGATTGGTCTCCGTGACGATCTCACTGGTTGCGTAGGAACAGATGATGTTCCCGCGCACCCCATACGTCCCGTAGACCAACGGGATGTACGAGCCCACCCGCTGGGTCGTCACCGGATCCCATGTATAGTGCTGGCTGCGGTCTTTCGAGCCTTCGCCGGGTCCGACCAGGGCGTTGAGGGCTACTGCTCCGCCCATCATAATCGCGGCAGACGTCAGCTTGTAGGCAAAGGTCGCCGCCTTCACTGCGGCCTGCCCGACTACGGCTCCGGCTGCATACGGAGCCAGCAGGCTCAACGCCAGCATCCCGCCGATCATCAACGCCTGCTCACCCTCTCCCATGATCGGTCGAATCACAAGCTGATGGACCGGACCGGGCACCAGGTCCCAGTCGGCCGGATCGACCAATTCGCCTTCCAGGAACGCCTGCACCTGGACGTCCCGACCTTCGGTAATATCCTGTTCGATGATCTGGCGCACGCTGCGTCCATCGCATCGCACGAACTGCCAGGCCCGTTTCGTGGTCATCGGCGTGAGCATGAGGATCGTTTCGAGGTATCCTCTGGGCCACCAGTACCCGTCGATCGTGTCCCGCCACGGCCGACGGCTCAAGGGCTCGGCAATCACCTTGCCCGCCGCCCGGCCCGGACAGTGCAGGAACAGATTGTCATTCGGCAGCACCACGCCGATGTGCGCGTTGAGGTCTTTGCCGCTGAACGTCACCAGGGACCACGGTCTCGGCCAGTCCAGCCGGATGTAATCCGTCTGCTGTTGCTCGTACACCGGCCGGGAATCCTTCGGGTCCACCCTGCCGATCTCGGGGATCTCCACGCCCAACCGCGCCATGAACGCCTTGACCAGCCCATAGCAGTCATAGGCATCCGGGCCGGTCGCCATGCGTTTGTAGGGCTTGCCCAGGAAGTCCGCGAGGGTCGCACCAAGCTCTTTGGGCGTGAACCGGATCATGCGTACCGCACCGCCTCTCTCCGCAGGCTCAAGGGGCCTCCGTAGTTGCCGGGGAACATGCTTCTCGCCACGCAGTCGTCCGGGTTGCGGTCACAGGTAGTCAGCGCCCCGGCGTAACCACATCGGTAACCCTTGAACTTGTGCCGACAGGAATGGGGATTGAACCGATCCTCCGGCACCCGATACCGCACAGAAGACGGCACACCCAGCGTCAACGCCACATCCGGCCAGGTGTTCTCGGTGTGAACCACCGTAAACGACACCGCATCCTCGCTGTAGTCCTCGGCGAGATATTCGCTGTTGACCTGGACAAAGCTCACCACCGAGCCGATCAAGCCCTCGTAGTCCCGCACGTAATCCTGGAGCACGTACCCCACGTTGGTCACGGTCATGGTCAACTCGGGAATCTCGCCGTCCGTGTTGCAGGAGAACCCGCCCACCGTGAAGTTGAAGGCGCTGTACGTCTGCCCCCCATACACCACCTCTTCGGTGTTGGCCGCATACCGCAACGTCGGGCCGCTGGGCAGCACAATCGTCAACAGCCACACCCACGCGCCTGGCTGGCTCAGTTGGTTCTTCTGGGCCGTCAAATTGGCTGGCATCTCAGGCATTACGTGTATGTCCCAATCGCCTCAAGGAAGTTGACCTCCACCCGCCACGTCGCCTGGCCATCCCCTTCGAGGGTGGATCTCGGCTTGTCCGTGAACTGAACGAAGTACGCCGTGCTGTTCGTCGGGTCCGTGAATTTGATCGGCACCGCGCCGCAGGCAGCGTCGTGTTCCCAGAAGTAGTCCAGCGCTGCCTTGTTCGTCCCGCTCAACTGGCTGTAGACAAACGACCACCGCAGGGGAATCTTCGTCTTGGTCTTCATCACCAGAGAGGCCCCGTCCTCCAACGGCGTGCGCTGTGTGGGATCAATGGCCGGCTCACGGACAAAGCCCTCTTCGTCCGGGTTGACACCGAGACTGGGATACACAGGTTGTGCCATGGACTACCTCCGCCGGTTCGCCCGCGCCATCGGGCCGTTGTTGCGCTTGTCCTTGAGCACCATGCCCACGAGCATCCGCCTGCCGTCAAACTGCACCCCCGTCTGCTGGGCTTCCACCTGAGTAGACGACTGGTTCGTGATGTTGAATACCGGCTGCGGAACAACCGTTGCAGGCGAGACCCCAGCGGGCAGCACCGTTTCGTTCTTCTGCAAAATCGCCGGGTACTCGTCCCACCGCAGACCACTGCGCAACCGCGGCGCACCGGCAAACCGGCTCCACGGCACATTCCTCATGCGAGACGGCGTCGTGCCAACCCGCCATCCACCATGAGCTATTGGCACGGGCGAAGAGATGTCCGTCGCCCCCATCGGCACATCTGTAGCCGCCGGCGTGCGGCCGAAGTAATCTACAAAGGCCCTTTGCAGCGAATCAGCCATCGGCTGCGTGACTTGCTGGCGAAGGATCATCCGGGCGATATCAAGTTCCAGTGCCTTGATTGCGTCGCCGGCAGATCGAGCCCCGAGAGCCATGTCCTCCAACGCCCTGCCCCACGTGTCGCCGAACTGCTCACCCAACTCCACGAGCTTCTTCCGCTTCTCCAGGCGGTCCAGTTCTTCGGCGTACTGCACCAGCATGGCTCTCGCCTCAGCGGTCCTGTTGCCATACGCCTCCATGACCGCCGCCTCGTACTCCACCATTTTCGCGGCCCGCTCGTGGCTGTCCTCCAGGCGGCCGATGATCTGCATTTCCTTGATCAGCTCGGCATTGAGCCGGTCCACCTTGTCGCGGGCATCCAGCGTCGACTCGGACAGTTCCTCCGCCCCCTCGCCGCCGATCAGGCCCTCTTCGCGAATCCGCCTGCCGAACGTGGGCAGCCCGGTTTCCACCGTGGGCTCCGCCGGCGACGTGTAGGTCGGCTTCTTCCGCTTTTTCGGCTTGCGGGTGGCATCGAGCAACGGGCCGAAGTTGACGGAGCCGCCCCCAACCGGCACATTGCGGATCATCTCGTCGACCTCTGGACCATAGAATCCCCTGGCGCTGCCGCCCAGCGGGTCCGTGGGGTCCACAATGGGCATGCGCGCCGAACTCGGCAGAACATCCAGCGCCTTCTTGACCTGATTCAGCTTATCCAGGAACGCCGCCGGCGCTTGCGCCATCAACTCGAACGCATCCCAAATCACTCCCGCCGTGAACTCTGCGCCCTCTTCAAAGTCGCTGGCCCACCGCTCCAGATAGCGCTGGTTGTCCTTGACGAATTGCGACATCGCCTGCGCGCCTCTTCTCAGTGCCGGAGCGAACGCCTCGCCGATCGTGACGCGGATGTCCTTCATGGCCTCGTCGTACTTCTCGAAGTCCTTGGCCGCCGTGTTCGCCATCTTCCCGTAGGCTTCCAGGTCCACGCCGGACTTCTCCATGATGTACCGCACGTCCGCCGCATTGCCCTCGACCTGCTGCAACGCCACCGACAGACCTGTGAGCCCGCGGACGTTCTGGAAGATGGCGGCCACCTGCTCGTCGCTGGCGTTCTTGAGCTTCTCGAACAGCCCGGACAACTGCATGGCGTGAAGGGACGTGGTGTTCAACTCGAACCCAAGTTCAGCCGCCGCCTTCTTGGCCTCGTCCGCGGGCTTGCGGAACGTATTGATCGCCGCCTTGAGCGCCGTAATGGCGATCTCCGGCCGCAACCCGCCGCGAGTCAGCGTCGCCACCGCCGCCAGCATCTCTTCCAGGGACACGCCCGCCGACGCCGCATCGGCCGCCACCTTACCGATGTCCTCGGCCAGATCCCCAAAGACCAGCTTGCCCTTCTGCACCGTCTCGAACAGGTCGCTGGACACCTTGCCCGCATACTCTGCCGACAGGCCGTAGGAATTGAGGATCGTCGTAATGGCGTCCGCCGCCACCCCCGTATCCGTCAGCCCCGCCTGAGCCGCCTTGCTGGACACCTCCAGCACGTGCATCGCCTTGGCCGGGTCGATGGACGCCGAGAGGATGTCGTACAGGCCCTTGGACAGGGTGGCCGTGCCCTCGCCCACGTCGATCGCCATGGCCCGAATCTCTCGCCGGTACTGTGGCATGTACTTCATCGAATGCTCTTGGAGCATGGTCGAGACGTTCGCCATCTGCCGCTCGAACGCCGCAAAGTCCCGCACCGACTGCTTGATCGTGCCCAGCGTCTTGTACGCCAGGTACAGCCCGCCGAGATTCTTGACCAACAGGGCTACCGCCCCCGACGCCTTCGTGGCCCCCTGGGCAGCCACGCCCATCGAGCCGGCAAAGGTTCTCGCCCCGGCCGCTGCCTGGGTCGAATCAACCTTGAGGCTTAGCGTCTCTTCTCGTATGTTCGACATGCCACCGCCTCGCTATCTCGTCCAAGCCAACGACCAATTCAAGGAACACCACGCGCTGCCCCGTCTCCCGGACGCCCGCGAGATCAAGATACGCGCAGACATCGGCCACGGAGATCGGATTGGCCCCGAACCCCGCCTGTCTCTGCTTGGACAGCACCAGAAATCCATCATAGACCCACGCCCACTCATCCCGCAGTTGCGGCCTGCCGTCCCACGCCGGCGTCGGCAGGCCCTTGGCTGCTCGTTGTCTCAGCGTCCCGATGTATGGCCCCCATTCAAGCTGCCACCTCAGGACGTCGCCGAGTTTTTTTCCGCTTCCTGGACCTGTTCCTTGCGGAAGTTCTCTTCCTCCAGCGACTGCACGAAGACGAACTGCCACAGCCGCCACAGTTCCTTGTCCCGGAACCACTCCAGCGCCGTCTGGCTCGAATACGGGATCAGCTGGCCCGCATCGTCCTCGACGCCTTTCCAGTCCAGCAGGATCGTCTGGGACGCCGCCTCTTTCTGGACGTCAATTCGCTGCTCTTCCGTCAACTCCTTGGCGTTGAGCAGCACCTTGCGATGCTCCAGCAGCTTGCGGTACACCTCCTGGCACCGCTCGTTGTTCCAGCGGGCGATCTTCAAGACGATATCGCCCGCATATGACACCCAGGCCCCCTGCAACTCCTTGTCCAAATCAGCGCGTATGGCGCTCAGCTTCATGCCTTATGCTCCTTTCGGTTAGGCCACCGGGAATCGGGCAATACGGATCGTCACGTTCTCTGTGGCGTGTGCGTGCGCCGACCACGACAGCGGCACCATCACGTCGTCGTCCGGTCCACCGGCCACGCGCTGCCCCGCCGTGTACTTCACCGCCGGCAGGTCGATGACGTAGCCGTTGCCCGCCGGGTCTTGCAGGGACACCGCCAATGCCGTCGCCGTGCCATTGAGGTACTTGTCGTAGATCGTCTTGCTGGCGTAGTACGCTTCCAGTGTCCCCGAGACGATACACCGGCCCGTTCCGATGCTCAGCACACCGGAACTGCCCACGATCGCCCGCTGGCGAAGGTTGTTGTTCAAGCTCAGGCTGAACGCCCGGATGCTCATGGCCGCCTGGTTCTCCAGAAGGTTCTGGACATCCAGGGCCGTCATGTGCTCCGTCTGCGTCGCTGCGTCGTAGCCCGTACCACCCGACGCCGTCTCGGAGCTTTCGCTGGACCCCAGGAACTCCAGACCCCCCGTGACCTCGCCTTCCACCGGCACATTCAAAGACAGGCCGTTGATCGCCATCCCCAGGAACAGCGACAGCTCGCTCGACAAGTCGCTGTAGGTCCGCTCCAGGTTGAAGGTGCTCAGGCTGGTCCCATTGACGATCGAGCCGCCCTGGGTAATGCTGATCCCGGTCGCGCTGGCCTCATTGACCAACGTCCCGCCGGAAACGGTGATTTCCGAGGTGCTGCCGGCCACCACCTTGAAGTAGCCGTTGTTGGCCGCGTTGGTGAATCCACTGACCTTGATCCACTCGCCCGCGGTCGGCGCGGTGAAGGTGCCGGTGAATTTGTTGCCCGACGCCGCCGCCGACACCGTGGCCGACGAACAGACCGTCACCGGAGAACCCCACGCCGAATCCAGCAACGCCGCCGCCAACAGGGCATCATACGTGCCGTAGCTCAGCTCGAAGTTGATCCCGCCCGACGCCGTGATCCTCGACCGGCGGATCGACGCGATCTGCCGATCCGATCGTATCTCGTTGCTCTGGGACGACGCCACATCCTGCTTGAGGCTCTCGCCTGTGATCCGCAGGATTTGCAGGTTGCTCCCGGTTACCTGGACGCCAAAACTGGACTCGGCCACATACGCCAGTTGGACTCTCGATGTGTCACTCATGCGATTCTCCTTTGCGCCTGGTGCTCTGCCTCAAACGGGCAGAGGACGTTGATTCGGTGCCGCCCTTCCTCAAGCCCCACTGGCTGCTGATACGCCGTCAGATACCTCACGCCACCCGCCGACACACTCGTGAACGCCTCCACGATCGCGTCGACCATCTCGATCAAATCCCCATCCCCCTGACCCGCCGGCCCAAACAACTGCGCCACCGCCGTCCCCGAGCGGCGGTAGTTCTTCACCCCTACCGTCAACCGCTGCCCCGCCGAGTCCCGAATATAGAACCGGCACCACATCGAATTGTCCGTGGGGGCCGTCCGGCCGTCGTTCTCGTACAACGTCACCAGGCTCTGCCCATCCTCGATCAAGGTCTTGAACTGACTGCGGATCGCGTTGTGAATCTGCGTGTACGTCACCGGAACATCCTTTTCACTTCCTCGATCGTCCGAGCCATCATGTGGTCACCGGGAAACTTGCCGCTCCCGTCCTCCAGATACACGATGTAGACGACATTGTTGGTGATGTAGGTCACGCTGAACGGCATCGCCGCGGCTATCACACCGGACCCCTTCTGGATCGTCCCCGAGCCATCCGGGTCCGTGTCCATCGTGGCCGTTTCCGGGCGGTTGTTGTTCTCCACCTGCCAGTTGCCCCGCGCCCGCCCCGTCCTGACGCGGGTCTTCATCACCAGACCCTTCAACGCCTCCAGCGCCACCTTCTGGTGGATCTGCTGGATCTTCTTCGGGACCTCTACCGCTGCGAAGTTCCTCAGGGACAGACTGAACTGGTTCGCATCCACAAGAGTTCTCAGTTCTTAGTTTTTAGTGCTTAGTTTTTAGTGAACTCGAAACTCAAAACTTGAAACTCAACACTCCTTTATGCCACCGCCTTCACCGCCAGCTTGTAAAGCACCACGTCACCCACGTACGCCACCGCCTCAACCGAAACGACCGTCCACGTCTTCGAGGCGTACACCACTTCCATCTGAACGGCCGGCGTGAACACCAAACCAGACGGTGACACATACAACAGGGCATCCGCCCACCCCGGCACCCGGTCCTTGCGACTCTCTTCCACCGCCTTGACCGTGTGCTGCGTCGCCGTGCCCATCGTCCGCTTGCCCGTCGCCGGGTCATAGCTCGACGTTGCATACTCCTTGAACACAGCGTTAGCGCCGTACTTCGCGATCAATTCCCTGGTCCTGGCTGCCGTAATTGCCATCTCAACCTCGAATGATGGACCCGCCAGCCTCGATCAACCCCCGAACCATCGCATCCAGTTTCGGGTACTCGTAGCCATAGGGCTTGCCACCCGCGTAGCTCTTGCTTTCCGAGATCGGCCCGACCGATACCGACTCCGACACCACCTCGCCCGGCTCGGTGACCGCGCCGAGCAGGTGGTCTCCGAGCACCACACGCAGGGCCATCTCCGCACAAGCATCTTTGAGTTTTTGGGGCAACGCCGTGGCATCGAGCACGTATCCATCGTCATCCTCCACGGAGTACCTGGGCCACGCCAACGCCTGAGATCGGGTGTTTCTGTACCCGCGCCACCGTCCCTGGAACCGGATGTCCAGGTACTGCGTCGCGACAATCAGCCCATTCTCTTTGGCCGCCTGCGTCGCCGCCGTCCAGTCGCTGGACTGCGTGACACTGGCGTGGTACGTGTCGGCGTCCGCCACCGACAGATAGCTGTTCGCCGTGCTGAGCCCCGTGCCGTCTTCGACTACAAACGACGGGCTGCTCGATGTCGGTGTCCCTGTCCCACTGCCACCCATCAGCTTACGACCTCCTGATCGGGATCATCGAAGGTGTACCCGACCTTTTGCCGCCAGATGTAGTACGTGCCGTCCGAGATGTAGAACGTCACCTGTCCACTCTCGTTGGTCGTGTCATACGCCACGATGTTCAAGCCCGCCGCATCGGTCGTGGCCCACACCGCCGCCCCGGAAATCGGCAGGCCCGTAGAGGAATCGGTCAGGGTGTACGTCCAGCCCGGTCCGCCCTTGCCGGTAGTCGGAGCCGACCACGTCACGATGTACTCGGTGTAGAGCAGATTGAGGTTGCCCGACTCCACGGCGTACAGATCGTAGCTGCACCCCGCCAACCACGCTTCGGCCGCAATTTGGACCGCCCACGACGATCCGCCGGCCGGCTGCATTGCACCCGCCGAAACCTCGGTGTCCGACCACACTCCCCCGGCGGCATCCCAATACTTCCCGGCCTGCGCCCCTTCGGAGCATCGCAGGTACGCCGTGACCACACCGGACGTGATCGGATCGGTCGTGGTCTTGTTCACCACGTCGTACCGAACCGTGTTGGCCTGACCTGGAATCGCCTGCTGCATCGCCATGCCCTCTTACGTGAGACTCACGTCAAGGTCGCCCGCCGCGAAACTGGCCGTGTCGCCACTGCCGATCGTCTTGGGTTCGCCCAATGCCCCGGAACCGGTCCGGTTGCCGCCCGTGGCCGCGTCGTACAGCGCGAAGTGGTCCACCGTACCCCACGATCCCGTCGCCTGCGGGAACGTAAGGGCCTGTGCGTTGCTGGTCGCTCCGCCGCTGGCGCTGTTCCAGTCCGCCGCTGCCGTCTGCTTGCGGCTGTAGCCGTTGCCACTGACCTCCGTGCCCGCCCCTTCCGGGTCGCCGACAAAAAGCGCCACGTAGACCGTAGGCATCGTCCAGGCCGCCTTGCCCGTGTAGTGGTCCAGGACCTTGTTCGCTGCATAGGCTGAGAAACTACCCATCTGTCACCTCGTCTTTCGCTTGAGGAAAAGGAACACGCCCGCCAGATTGACCTCGCCCAGAATGAGCAATCGGCCGGACACATCTGCTTGCGCCATGATCGAACCGGCCAGCGCCCAATCCGCCCGGACCTGGCCGACCACCTGGGCTGTTCCGCTCAACTGGGCCGACAGGGACCGCATCGCCGACATGGCCCCCGACACGTTGGGAGTCGACACAAGCTGGCCGGCAAGGCCCCTGTGGACCCGCACAACGCCCGAAACACCGCTCTGGGCACTGATGGAGCCCGACAACGCCACCTGTTCGCCGAGCAGGCTGAGACTGCCGGACAGGCCCGTCTGCCCCGACACTTGACCGGCCAACAGACGGCCCACCGACAGGCTGGCCGCACAGGAACTCGCCGCCGTCAACTGGCCTGCCAGAGCCACCTGACCTTCGATGGTCAGAATCCCCGCCGCCGCGCTGGCCGCTTCCAGCGACCCGGCCATCGCCCACGTCGCCGACAGGCCGCCCGCGGCTTGGGCCTGGGCCGTCACCGACCCCGCCAACGACCGTGCCACTGACATGGTCCCTGACAAGCCAGACTGCCCCGCTACCGCCCCGGACAGGTCTCGCTCGACCGCCGCTGCTCCATCTACCTGCGAACCGGCCTGGATCGACCCGGCCAACGGCCTTG